ATTGGAGTTATGACTTCATTGCTGACAATTCGTTGACTAATGGCTTTAATAAATTCATAGGCAGCAATTGTTTGAGGAACTTCATCTGGAATTGCAGTTGATGTTGCATCAAAGTCATAATAGTAAACAGCTGATTGAATACTTTGACGATTACCGCTGTGTAGTAAATCAAACGATAATGAATCTAAAATATAGCCAACGTCGCGACGGCATGTAGTTACAGTATATGTAAATCCAGGATTCGTTTGATCAATAAACGCAATGACTTCGTCGGTAATATAAGTTTTATTAAGTTGTAATAGAGTATAAGCGCCAACAACATTAGTTGAGGTGCTTGCATTTAGGTTATTAGATACAATTTGATCTGTAACTCCAGCTGTGCCATCTTCTAATATATTTTGCATTAGGTTGATGTTAACACTAATCGCAGTTGCTTCAACGCTGGTACCTGTTGTTGCTGTGCTTGTGACTTGTGTGCTTGTTGAATAGCGCACACCGCCAGTATCATTTTGAACAATCTGTGAAAGTAAGCTATTCATAAATTGTAATGAATTGCTGACCATAACAACTTCACTAGATATTTGTCCAGTGTATCCGTCTTGATTCCAATATTGTAATCCTGCAAAGGTTGATTGACTATCAAACTCTGTTGGGTAAGCTAGGTCAAATGCAATACTATCTACAATTAATCCGGTATCTCTTGAACACTTGGCTTCGTTGTATCTAAAGCTCATGTTAGAATCAATCCACGCAATTGCTTCATCTTGCAAATATGATTTGTTTGCTTGTAATAAGTTGTAAGCACGAATATCATTCATATTTGTGCTGGCTGTTAAGCTATTAGGTATGATAGAGTCGGTAACTCCAACAACTCCGTTAATTAATATATTTGTAATAGTGCTGAATTCAGAATCAACTGCGGCCGCTTGTGCAAGTGTTGCTGCTGGCAATGAAACATTTTGTGTGCCGGTTGAGTACCGAACGCTCGATGTATCACATACTACAACTTTTTGTGCAATTGAATTTACATAATTAATTGCTGCGGTAGTTGTTGAGATTTCATTGGCAATGTTTCCAACATAGCCGCCGTGATTCCAATATTGAACTCCGGCAAATGTTGATTGGCTACTTCCGCCAAATAATAAATCTTGTGCTAATGCGTCAACAATAAGTCCTGTATCACGTGAACACTTAGTTGGATTAAATGTAAATGCGCTGGCAGTTGCTGTTGTATTATTAATAACTTGCAGTGCAACTTGTTTAGCGTGTGCTAACGCAGCGGTAGTTTCAACTACTTGATCTTTGTTTCCATAAGTTGCATTAGCAATAACACTCTTGTTGCCTGTCCAATATGTTACTGCGGATTCAATACTCTTTGCATTAGCGTTAAGGATAATATCTTGACTGATTGCATCAATAATTAATCCTGTATCTCTAAAGCATAAGTCTTCTCTGTAAACAAAGCCGGGGAAGTATTGATTAACCCAGTTAACAACTTCTGTTTGGATAAACTTTCTATTGGTTTGTAACAATACTTCGGCCGATACTGATCCCCAATCTGGGCCATTGCCTACTTGAATCGCAGGAGCAACCTCTGGGCCAGTCTCAATAATATTATTAATAACTGCAACTAATTTTGTAAGAACATCACTCGCTGTTGCACCACCAGTTAACGCTGTGTTAATAACTTGCGGGGCAGTTTGATATGTGTTTAGCAGATTAGTTGCAGTGGTGTTTGTAATAATACTTTGTGATAAGGTATTAATATAATTAATTGCATCAGCTGTTTGTGTAATTTCATTTGGAATATAACTTGTTACACCGTTCCAATATGCCAGCCCGCTTTCAACAGATTTCTGATTACCGCCAAAGGCAATATCGTAAGCAAGATTTTCTACAATGATTCCAACGTCACGGCTACACTTGGCTCTGTTATATTTAAATCCTACATTGAATTGATTTACAAATGCTATTGTTTCTTCTTGAATAAATGTTTTGTTTGCAATTAACAACTCATAAGCATTAACAAGATTAGTTGCGGTGCTTGCAGTCAAGCTAATCGGAGTTAGTGTTCCGGCAACACTTGGACCATTGTTAATAATGTTAGTAATTGAATCAATTTTCTCATAGGCTAGTGTAATCTCTGCAGAGGTTGCAGTAGATGCACTAATAACCTGAGTAGCTGTATTACCTGATGTAGGTGAAATAGTTTGACCTGTAATAATTTTGCCAACAATATTTCTAATATGGTTATATGCCGCAGTAGTTTGTGGAATTTCATTTGGAATAGAAGTTGATGTGCTATTAAATGAATAGTATGAAACTCCTGACTGAACTGCTTGACGTGTTCCACCATGTAGCAAATCAAAACATACAGAGTCAACCATATATCCAACATCACGGTGGCACTTGGCCTGGTCGTAAATAAAACCTGGGGTCTTAGTAGTTTCAACAAACGCTACAGCCTCTGCTTGAATATATGCTTTGTTAGTTTGCAATAATGAATAAGCGTATAGTGTCTGTGATGCTGTGCTGGCTGCACCATTGGCAACAATAACATCAGTTGCTCCTTCTGGGCCTGCTGTTAAAATATCTGAAATAATTCCAAACTCTTCTGCAACCTTTTTAATACTTGGCTCATCTGCGCTTGGAAAGCCAGAAATAATTTGGGTTAATGATGATTGATATCTTGTGCCAGTCGATACCTGTATAATTTGTAATGCTAAATCTGTTACATATTTTACTGCGGCTGTTGTGGTTGTTATTTCATTAGCAATGTCACCAGTATAACCTGTTTGATTCCAATATTGTAGGCCGGCAAATGTTGATTGGCCATCACCTTCGTATAATATATCAGCAGCAATACTATCTACAATTAATCCAGTATCTCTATAGCACTTTGGTTGATTATAAGCAAAGCCACTGTTGTATGCTCTGTCAATATAGCTGATAACTTCACTAGTAATAAATGATTTATTAGCTTGAAGAATTTCTACAGCATTTAAAATATAAGTGCTGGTAGATTTTGTTAAACTTATAGAGTTAGGAGCAAGTGCGCCATCAGGGCCTGCATTGATAATTTCAGTAATTCTATCAACCATTGCTCTTAGTGTTACTGCCTGTGCAGAAGTTGCGGCAGGAAGATTTACAGTTTGAACACTAACATTTCCTGGAGACTTTGTTACTGCTTGGTTTGTAATTATCTGTCCAACAATATCTTTAATTCTATAATAGGCCGCAGTTACTTGTGGTCTTTCGGCAGCTACTACACTAGAGGTATCAGAGAAGCCCCAATAGTAAGTTCCTGATTGAATTGCTTGACGATTTCCGCCATATAGTATGTCAAAAGAAACAGAATCAACCATAAAGCCAACATCGCGTTCGCATTTTGCTTGATCATAAGTAAACCCAAGATTCTGTGTATTAATGTATGCAAGTGCTTCTGCTTGAATATATGCTCTGTTTGCTTGTAACAAGTCGTAAGTAAGCGTTGGGTCACCCGAGATTGGGTCAACTCCGTTAGGTACAATTAAGTCAGTAACCGCGGCTGGACCTGAATTTAAAATTGTAGTAATAAGACCAAATTCGTATGCAACTGTTACTGCTTGTGCAGGAGTTGACGGAGTGCCTGTTGTTTGTATAAGTGTTGATTGATATCTTGGACCGCTGGTAATATTTTGAATTATTTCTTGTGCAAGTGTGCTAACAAAATTAATTGCATTAGTAGTTGTTGTTAGTTCGCTTTGAATATCGCCAGTGCGGCCTGCTTGGTTCCAATATTGCAAACCTGCAAAATTACTTTGTGTGTAACCGTTATCAGGGAACACTAAGTCAGCAATCATACTGTCAATGATTAGTCCGGTATCGCGAGCGCATTTTGTTTTATTGTATCCAAAGTAAGTATTAGTTTGATCAATATATGCAATAACTTGTTCTTGTATAAATGCTTTGTTAGCCAGCATTAATGTTCTTGCATTAACATAATCCAACGGCTGTGGACCAATATTGATGCTTTGACCAACACTAATTGTTCCTTCGCTAACTGTAACTAACAACGTAGTTGTGTTAATATCCCAGCTTGCATTACCGATTGCTTCTGGAACTTGAATAGTTTGGTTAGGGTTAAACATTGTACCATCTTGGAGCCAAGGCCCTGACTGATTGGTACAGTTTTGTATGTATGGTGAGTGATAAACAACAATCTTTTCGCCACCGTAGTTAGGCGGAAACGCTGCGGCATAGGCGCCGCGGTTTGTTCCTGGAGTGTATCCTGGGCCAGGTAATAGTCCACTTTGACCATTTACAAACTGCATATAGTTTAAGTAGCAACCTGACTGAACGTGAAATAAATCTTGTGTCTTATGAATAGGCTCAATACTTGTTGTACGTAAATCAGAACCAATAACAGATGTGTATGGTTTTAATTCAATAGGATTATTTTCGTAATAGTGGCCTGGTGCAACCTTAATACTTGTTCCTGACTGATAAAATGGGCTTCGAACAGCACCACTAATAGTGCGGCAAGCACGAGTTGCATCTGATGCACGACCATCATTTGTATCGCTACCATCCATCGAAACATATAATACATTTGATACTACTGGAGCAGTGCCTAGTGGATCGCTACCCCAAATACGAACATTACCATTTAAATTAATAACCGGATTAGTTGTTGGACTAACGTTTGGGTCTTGTCCCGGAGGCTGGCCAATGTTTAATTCTTGACCAGCAAATCCTGTAATTGCGCCAGCTACAATATTATCAACATAAGCGTTTGACCAACTACGCTCAGGTGCACCTAAATTATAATTGTGCGGAGTCTGCGGAGTAATATCTGATATAATATCAGCAAACAGGCTCAGTGTATCTGAACCAGTCATATTACCGATCTGAACGCTGCCGTTGGCTGTAATGTTACCGGTTGCGTGTAAGTTGCCTTTGATTAATGTATCATTTTGTAGATAGATTCTTCCCTCAACAGGGGATTGAATAATGATATTACCAAGGCTATTTGTAAGGGATGTTGCTGTTGCTGAACTTGAAACAGTTAAATTGCTTAACTGTGCTGTGCTGTTAACACGGAAGGTTCCGTTAACGTCTAATGTATATTCTGGGGTTGCTGTCTTGATGCCGATGCGGCCTGTCTTTACATCGAGGTAGAGTAAATCATTTTCGAAAGCAAGGTCAACACCATCGCGAAGTAAATTCTTTGCGAGTAGCGGACCTGTAATGCGACCTACGGCCATAGAAGCTCCTCAAGACACCGTGTTTCACGGATAACCAATTTACATTGCTGGTTTACCACAGTATAATCTGCCAAACTTCGGCATCAAGTGTATTTATTACCGTTTAATAAAAGGGTGAAGTTAGACTTCGAAAGGAGGGCAGTATCCGTCTAAACCAAGTAATGTGATCACTGGCTTGTTTGGAACTGGTAGACTGTTACCTAAGAATTGCACAAATGTTCCTGTGTTAAAAGTAGTAGTAACTTGTGTTCCTGAGGTAACAACATCTGCAGTTCCTACACTTAAGGTAATTGTTAAGTCAGTAGCACTTGTATCTACTACGGTGGTTCCACCAACAATATTAGTTCCAGCAATTAAATTTCCTGGGTTAAAGTCAGCAACACTTGCAACAGTTAAAACAGTTGCGCCGCCGATAGCTTCTTGTGTTACAGTGGTTGATGTAGTAAATGGAACTAGTGTAGAACTATAAAATAGTGTAAAGTTTGTTCCAGGAATTTGTGGAACGTTTTCTACATAAACTGTTAAATTTTCTGGCTTAGATGGATCAATATCGTAAGCTAATGGGCCAAATATTGTATCAGCATAATCACCATTATCAAACTCTTGTTGAGTAACAGTAGCAGGGCGATTAGTTTTAATAATTTCCCAAGTGCCGTTAATATATGCTTCTAGTTCGCCGCCTGCTCCGATGTCTTTATTGTATCGAATTTCACCATCCACTGGCACTGTAGTGCGTTCGAGTGCTGTGCCGCTTGGCATTTGCATTCCGCGAGTAGTAGTGGTTATAATGCGATCATCTGCTTCAACAGCAAATCGACCGCTCATTGGATCTTTACGATTAAGTGGGAGGCGTTTGTAGAATTTCATTATGCGGTTGTTAGTGTGCTAATAGTTGCAGTGATGATTAAATCAACGCTTGATTGTGCGTATATAGCATCATTGGTTTCTAAAATTAATCTTTCTGTATCTAGCACAAAAGTTTCGCCAGCAGGAATAGAAACTGCTTTCATTATTTGTGTGCCGGCGTTTGCATTACTACCGTATGGAACTACATATACATCAACAGTAGCATCAGTTACTGCATCGGTGTTACAAAATAACATTGTTGTAACAGCGTGTTGAGCAGTAGCTAAAAATACCTGTGTAGTAGTTGCTGATGCAAGTTGTACGTTGCGAATTGCCATATTCTTTCCTTAAAATATTAAACTAAAAACTAAAGCCTTTTTGCGGCTTACAAATTCGTCACCAGTAATAGCGCCTAGTGTGCTACTATTGATATAATAAATTCCTGTGCCGCCACCACCTGGATTGTTTGTATATAGGCCTGTTTGTCCCGCTCCCGGAACCGGTAAAGTGTTTGATTCAAATATCAACGGAGCAGCAATAAGAATTTGACCTAATCCGTTTGTTGCTAATCGCAAATCAGTATTTGCGCCAACTGGCTGAATTTGATTTTGAATAAATTCAACTCCAGAGAACTGTGCCACATTGGCTGTAATTCTCATTACTACAGTACCAGTAGTAATTGTAAATTTTTCTCCGGGGTCTCCGTCTAGCACACCAATAATTTGACTAGTTAAGCTATCTTTAAAATTATCAATGATCTTAATAAATGATTTTCCATCTACTACACTTTCAGCATCATAGATACCTACAGCAATAGCATGGTCAACATAGTATTTGTTAGGAATGTCATCATCGTCTGTAACACGGCCAGCATAGTTATCAGTACCATGAACGCTAAGAACAGAGTGCGGATTGTCGCTACCAAAAATATTTAAACGAGGATTTCCGCCAATTGTTGAGAATGCACCATCTGCTCCGCTTTCAACTGGCATACGAATCGCATTAATTTTAATTGCTGAATATAGCGGGCTGCCGTCGGCTGTGCCAACACGGAATTCAAACTCCCCGGGGATAGTTGATAGCGGAATACCGCCTGACCATGTTTGTGTATCGTTCCACTCGATAAATGCGCCGTATTCAGGATCATCTGCGCCATTACGACCTCTTGAAATCATAATACCGCTAGTGCCGTCAGTGACTCCACCGCCTGCATCGTTATTTGGTTCGCCTGAGTTTAAAACAATCAGTCTATCTTTAATAGTAGCATTAACACTTTCGATTGTAGTTGTTGTGCCTTTAACAGTAAGATTGCCAGTAACAATAACCGTGCCGGATTTTATACCAGTGTCTAGGGTAATAGTGCCGCTAGAAGCAGTCTGGACTTTATAGTCGCCTTGTACTCTTAAAACGTCAGTGGTCATTTAACTAATCCTTTCAGCTATTTATTCTTAGTACACAGTAAGTGAAACCGCATCTAGAAACATTCCGCACTTATGCGGGTAATACGGATGGCTTTGAAACTTTAAAATCACCCCAAAACTAGGGTCTAGCAACATCTCTGAAGTAACTCCAGAGCCCCATAAATCTGTAGGACCACCATAAGTTGTTTCATTTGTAATCTTTAAATGCCCTTCGCTGTCCGTTAGATACACAAAGTTGTTATTGCCTAATGGCTGCCCTTGATAAGTTAACTGAATTACTTCATCTACTACTCGGCCATTTCGTTGTGCTCGCAACTCGAGTTGAATACCCGATACTTGACTAGGGATATTATCTATGCAAAAATTAGTGCAGGTTAAAAACCATGTTTTATTTCTTATGTCGCCAGTTGCTGGATTTGATATATGCATTAGGTCACCCACTGTACCCCAGCGGCCGCCTAACAAATACCCTAAATTTGTATTAGGAGTTTTACGCCACGAAATTTCTTGGTCCGGAAACTCACTCGATGTTTCAACAGTATTAGGATAGAATATTTGTGACATTTTATTTTGTTAACATACTCATTAGATGAAACTTTTGTATCTGTTTTAATTCTTCATTTATTTTTGTTACTTTTTGACTACATAGTCGTTGAGCAGAGGGAGAGCGTGTACCTCGAGCTTCTACTTCTAATTGACTTAATTCTCTAACCATGGTTGATACATGATTTAATATTCTTTTAACATCACCATCAAACATAGGCAACATTCTTCCAAGTTTTCTTATTTCTGTTTCTGTCTTGGACCAGTCTAGACTTGTTTTAATTTCTAACATAAGGGTAAGGGGACCGAAGTCCCCTTGTACCTGTTACTTATTAAGCGTTGGCAATAGTTACAACTGTGCCAGTAGCTGAACCTAATGTCCAACCTACCGCAGCACCAGTAATAGCTTTTGCTGTACTTGTACTTGTACGATTAACTACTGTAGCTTTGTGGGCTGTTAACTTGGTAACAAAATATGTTGAACCAGCACCGTCAGTAGCAATAATTTTCATTGTACCAGCAGTAAGAGCATCAGTAGCAACTAGTTTGCACTGGCCAATACCTTGAGAATTATCAACTAGATAACGACGACTAGATTCTTGTTTAACAATATCGCCATTTGCTACAGCACTTGCTCCACCATCTTTGGTTAATAAGAATGATGTAAATGCAATTGCGTTTTGTGTTGTAATTGTTGCAGCTAATGCAACAGAACTAGCAAAACTTGTACCAACATCGCTAAATTGATATGAGTTAGTTGTTGTTGATGCTGTCATTGTTTTTGTTAATGTAACAGTGTTTGTACTAACGCTAGCAACGTATGAACTTGCTTGTACACCAGGAGCACCATCAATTCTCATACCAACATAAACACCAGCAACGCTAGATACGTTTGTTAGTGTATATGTGCCGCTTGTTGCATCAGCAGTTGGATTAACTGTAGCTGCTGGAGTTACAGTAATGCTTGGAGCCGCTGTATAACCTAGACCTGAACCGGTTTTAGTAACTGTGACGTTACCTGCACTGTTGATTGAGTTAGATATGGTTGCAGCTGAACCACCAGTGATAATTGTGCCGCCACCAATGGCTACTGTTGCGCCTTGTGAATATAGTGTACCAGAGTTTGATACAGTGATTGTGGCAACAGACTCACCACCGATACCGCTCTTGTTACTAACATTAGCGTAGTCAGGTAAGTTTTTGTTACCAAAGTATTTCTTTTGAATAGGACGTCCCATTTTATTTCTCCTTAAAGAATATAACGGCGTTCTAGGCCGTACGCGGTTGGATATCCGCATAAAACTTGCACCATGCAAGTCGTACATTTATATTTAGTGTCTACCAATCATTCTATAAATATTAGGATCAAAAGGACCTACAATGAATTTTACTCAAGATACCTTACAACAATGTCTATCAAATAACAGAGAAATAGACCAATGGTTTCCTATTTTAGAAGAACAGCTAGCCAAGTATGATATCAATACCCTAGAGCGTATAGCGGCATTCTTATCGCAAACTGGCCACGAAAGTTTAAATTTTACTGCCACCCACGAAAACTTAAACTACGGTGCTCCGGGTCTTATGGCTACATTTAAGAAGTATTTCCCTACGCAAGAGCTTGCAGATGCTTATGCTCGTCAGCCTGAAAAGATTGCTAACAGAGTCTACGCTAATCGTATGGGCAACGGCGATGAGGCTAGTGGAGATGGGTGGAAGTACCGTGGACGTGGCATTGTTCAGCTTACCGGACACGACAACTATAAGGCGTGTTCGCTAGCTGTATTTCAAGATGAACGCTTGTTAGAAGATCCTAACTGGCTGGAAAGTAAAGAAGGATGTGTAATAGGTGCTTGCTGGTTTTGGACTACAAGATTTATAAACAAAGCTGCAGATGCCGGTGATACTGATGCTGTTACCCGATTAGTTAATGGTGGCCTTAACGGTATTGATGACCGTAAAGCCAGGTACGAAAAATACATCAATATATTAAGTAGTTAATAAGAATTTAAGGTCAACAAAAAGCCACCCTAGGGTGGCTTTTGTCTCTTATAACCTTGTGGATTACTTGAATGAAACGTTTGCTTGAACAATCTTAACTTTACCTAGGTAATCAGCTGCGTTACCTAAAGATGAAGCTGTATTTGTCAACTCAACATAGCCGTAACGTGTTAAGAAGCCAACTACTGGTTCGAATGTTGTTGGATCAAGAACAACACCAGAAGACATTAGAGGAATGTATGGGCAATAGAAAGCAGCCGCATCAGCCTCTGAAGCACCTTTGTATCCGATCAATACTTGGTTATCTTCATCTTCGTCTGGACGATAAGCATCAACATAAATGCGCATTGCGCCATTCAATGTACCAACAAACTTAGTGTTTGTAGGAGCTTCGAATGTACCTTCTGTTGTACGAGCAAATGCGCTAGTAGTAGCAGATTGTAGAATTGTTAGAGCTTGGTTTGAAACAACAGCCCAGTTACCTGCGCCACGACGAGTGCGTTGAGCAATCTTGTTAGCAACACGGTTAATCTGGATAGCTAGGGCAGCGTGTTCGTCACCGACGAATGTTGCTGTACCTGAAACTAATGACTGGTCATATGTTTCTTCAACAGATGCCAATGAACGTAGGCTAGCTAGGATCTCTTGGTCGATTTCTGTTGTAATTTCTTGTGCCAACGCAGCCATGATCTCAGCTTCGATATCAATACCTTGTTGTGCTTGTGCATCTTGAGCAGCTTCGAATGTCCAACGAGCTGATAGCTTGCGTGACTTAGCTTCTACTGGGCTTTTCAAGATTTGGATGCTCATACGACGACCTGGAGTACCTTCAAGAGCAGCAGTGCTGTTCGCTTTAGGTGCTGAGTCGCTGTCGTTACCTGAGTAACCAGCAGCAATTTTGAATGGGCTTAGTGCCTCTTCACCAGCAACTACGTTTGTACCGTTATCTGCATAACGAACACGTAATGTATGGATCTGAGCAACTGGGCCAGTCATAGGTTGAACACCGACGATTTCATTCGCAATAACAGTCGGCATTACACGACGGATAACTGGAAGAATAACGCGGTTTAGAGTTGCAATGTTACCTGCAGATGTTGCACCAGCGGATGCTGATTCTGACAAGTGACGGCGTGTGTTTTCTAAACATACGCTCATAGAAGCTTTACGGGTACCTGATAGGCCTTCAAGTAGAGCTTCTTTGGTCTCGGACCATCTTTCATTTAATAACTGTGACATTTATGTCTCCTTGAATTATTTTAGACCCGCTAGTTTGCGGATATCTAATATATTGTCTAAGCCTACCTCAGACTTTCTTACTTCACGATCACCTGTTACTGCGGCTGATTCAGTAATAACTGAAGCAACTTTAGTTTTTCTTGTTTCGCCTTCCATGACTGCGGGTAGGTATTTGTCAAAAGCAATAGCTAGTTTTGGAGTCTGGATAGACTCTAGTAGACTAGACATAATGCCTTTCTTATCAGCACTTAACGGTGCTAATAGTTCGCCCATTACTTTGGCACGTTCCATCAAATCTTTCTGAACGCGGAGTGCGCGGTCTTTGGATTCAGATAGCTTTTGTGTCTCAGCTAGAGCAGCTTGAGCTTCAGCAATTTCAGCTTCTTTCTTATCTACAATCTTCAACAAACGAGTTGTTGCAGATTTTTCGTTAAGATGTGAGTACTGAAACTCTTGGGCAAATGCTTCAAAAATACGACGACCAAAGCTATTTGTACGAGCACTGTCGATATCTTCACGTAGTTGTGTAATCTCACCACGTAAAGTTTTTTCTACAGTTTCTTGTACAGCTTTAGACGCACGATTAATGAATTGTGCTTTTACTTCTGCGAATTTTTCTTTTGCACCAGCAACAATCTTAACCTTTGTCTCGGCTAGATCACGCTTGTCATCAGCAAATTCACTGATTTCCTTGGCCAGTGCGTTAACAACGAACTGTTCAAGTTTTTGGAAATTCTCAGCAACGTTTTTACGATCGCTTTGGAATTCTACCATTTCTTTGGCTAACTGCTGAGCAACAAATGATTCCATGACGCTAGCGTCACCTGTCATTTTTTGTACATACTTGGCACGAGTTTCTGCTAGTGCTTTTTTGTCTTCAGCTAGTTCGGCCATTTCTGCGGCCAATCTTTCGCTTAACATTGTGTCGATTGCTTCAACCATGACTGTTTTGTCATGACTGTATTTCTGAGCAAATTCTTCACGAAGTTCTGCGGTGACTTGGTCGCGATTCTCTTGAATCTTCTGTGTAAAAGCGGACTCAATCTCAGAACTTACTTGCTCTGACATTATGCCACTTTCAACGAGGTGTTTGAATGCGTCCAACATCTATTTCTCCTTAGGCTGATTTCAGACCTTTGATTACATTAAGAAGTGATTCCTTAATGTACTGCTGGGCCTTTGGATCTTGTTTTACTTCTTGCGCAGTGCGCCATGCAGCATATCCGCCACGATTGTTCATCAAATGCTCATAAACAGGTGTAGGATAAGCGCCTGGTGCGCTAGGCTGTGCAACTATATCAACTGTGATGATCTCAAAGTCGGCTACTTCACCTGAGCTTTCGTTTACATTACCTGATCCACGAGAGCTTACGCCAAGTTTTACACCTGCTTCGAGCATAGTCTTTATTAAGTTGCCCATTGGAGTAGGCAAGACTTTCATCTTGCCGTATCCGTTAGGACCGTCCATCCACATATCTGTAATCATGTGGCTAACGCGGTCCAAATTTACTTTTAGGTCATCTGGGTGATCTACTTCTCCGAGAACACTGTAACCGTTCTGAATCTGATCGTTTAATGTCTTGACAGCGTTGCTTATTTCGGAGACTGGATACACACGCTGGTTAGCGTTGCGTATACCACCTTGAATGGCGATACCTTTAAGATAAAGGTTCTTTTTTCCATTCTGGTCATCAGCTTCTTCTAAAGTAACACGAGCCTGATCAAAACTTAAATGTTCACGTAGATAAGATATACTCACCGTGGTTTCCTATTATAACTTTTTGTCAACAATTGACTTAGTATTTGTAGAACCAGTCACGTTGCTTTGACCTGATCCTGCACCTACTGGCTTACCTTCGCCGTTAGCTGGCTTGCTTACGCTTGTCAACTTTGCGCCATCTGGTTTTTTGCTGTTAGCACTAGAAGCTACGTTCTTTGTACCAGCTTTAACAAAATCACCACCAGTTTTAACTAGACCGCCAACTTTCCCTTTAGGAGCTGTACCATCTTCGTTTGAACCTTTACCAGCTTGTGCTACGTTCTTAGCGTTTGCACCAGTTGTTGGCTTACCTGAACCAGAGCTAATTGGGCTCTTGCCAGCGTCATGACCAGTTTGACCAGCTAGTTCACCGCGGCCTGAGCCAACGCCTTCACCATCTGTCATTGTAGTAGAGATTTTTTCAATATATTCACGCATTGTTTCGCTTTGTGACTTGTTGCCACGAGCTTCCATTGCGTCTTTCTTAGCAAAAGGATTGCCTGCTTCTTCTTCCTCTTCGCCTTCTTCGTCGGCTTCTTCGCCTTCTTCGTCGCCCATATCATCTAGTGCGCCGCCGTGTACATCTGGATTCTCTTCTTCTTCATGCTTTTCACCAGCCATAAGAGCTTCAAATTCAGCTTTCAATTCTTCTAGAGCATCTTCAAGATCTTGAATGTCGCCTTTATCAGCAGGAGCTGCTGAATCGCTATCTTCTTCACCACCGAAGTCATCGCCACCCATTGCTTCTGGATCAGCAACATCTGCAGCTAAATCATCAGTTTTGTCTTGAACAGGGAATTCATCACCCTCTTCTTCGGAACCAAAGATACCTTCTACAGTTTCTTCTTCATATGATTCTTCTACAGCATCATCTTCTGCTTCTTCTGTGTCGGCTTCTTCTTCTACGGAATCTTCTTCCATATCAGATTCTTCTTCCATCTTATCTTCTGTTTCTTCCTCAGCAATGAGGTTTTCGTAAATTTCGCGGGACTTCTCTACAACGATTTCATGGAAAAGCTCATTGGCTTTATCTGTTTCTTCGTTTACTAGGAAGTCTAATAGTTGTTCAAACTTTGTAGACATGGTTGTAATTCTCCTTTATTCGTTAGGCAAGGCTGTCAATGTATATTTACAGCCCAAGTTAATTACTTATCGGAAAGAGGCCAAAAACGGCTCGTTTTGGCTAAGATGATGTAAAAAAATTAAATTTTGATTAATTTTTTTAATCTTTTGATTTATTGCGGTGCAGCTTCAGCTGGAGGATTTGCATACATTGCTTGGATCAATACTAGATCTTCTGCAGTCTCTTGTTCACGAGCTTCGCCTGCAAGACGCAGAGTCTTAAGCATTTTAAGTGTAAGGCGTGTCTTACGAGTGTCCTTAATACTTAAAATACTCTTATCGTCTTCGGGATCATAACGCTTATCAGCTTGCTGATCAGCATCTTTCTCGTTGAAGTAAACAAATTCTCTTAGTAGCATAGGGATATTTATCCTAACGTATTAGAGAGGAGCACCTGGGGTAGGAGCTGCTGCCGGGGCTGATTCCATACCTGCGCCGCCCATGTCGTCTTCCATACCTTCTGGAGGTTCACCAGCTGCATCAAGAGCTGACATATCGCCAGCTGCTCCGCCTGCTGTAATACCTGCTGAACGTAACTCTGCGGCTGCACTTTCGCCAGCTTCGCGATTTTTAAGATTCTCTTCTTCCCACATGCTTTGATTTTCTGTAATCTCTTCTTGACTCAATCCTAAGAAGCGTTTAAGAGCAAATCGTTTGCTGATAAACGGAATTTCAACAATACTACCAAACGTGCTAATGCGGGCTGTATCCATTTCAGCTTGGCGATAAGACGCAAAGTTTTGTGGTGGATTAAACTTAACATCAAAGATGCCTGGGTCTACGTTAACACCTTTATTAATCAAATACAGTTTAAATTCGTTGTTAAACTGGTCGTTTATTAGTCCTTGGAGACGCTCACAGTACTTGTTGAACCGCAATTCTTGGATATAGGCTGTCCCGACTCGTCCGTCGTTGAATGAACTTCCTCCGTCATCCGGACCAGTAGGTAGATAGCTACTAGGGATGCGCAAAGCTCTAAACAGTTTATTAGTAAAGTAGCGAAGGTCATCAATTTCTCCTAAATTTGTGCCGCCTGGTAATAGTTCAACCTTACTTCCTCTACCTTCACTTGTTTGAGGGAAGAAGTAATCTTCGTTGATACTTAGTGGATTGTAACTAGCGTCTATGACGCTAGTGCCGCCGCCAGTCATGCTGGGTATGCGACGCTGGTTAACTTCGTTCTTAACACGTTCAACAAAGCCCATTGCCAAGTGACTTGGCATATTTCCTACGTCGATATAGAATACACGACGTTCTGGAGCCCGTTGCACACGATAGATAATAATGGCATCTTCTAGCAGTTCTTTCTGCTTATAGACCTTAAAAATGCTCTCTAATAGGCTATTTCCGAACGGAAAATTGCTATCTAGACCTTCTGACATAGAAAGGTGAATAACATGTTTAGCGTCAATTGCAAACTGGTTTTGATTCATTCCAAAGCGGCCACCTGCGCCGCCGCTGGCTTGTTGTCCAACCATGCCTGACTGTTGTGCACCGGCTGTCATGTAACTTGTACCGCCTGGGTTACCAGTAATGTTACTTGGATTGATTGCTGTAACTGTTAAGTTCTGTAAGTTGATATTTAGGTCACGAATTACATATTGTTCAGGAATTTTACCGTCACTTTCGTTAACAATAATCTTATCAACTTTAGCTGGATCAATATAAACCCACTGTTGTGTTTCTGGATCACGAATGAAAAAACTGTCGCCATACTTGAAAGCATTGCGCACAACTTTAAACATTCTATTTTTAAATTTGTTGAGTCTAGTCCACTGTTGGAGGTATTTTCCAAGGACTTTAACTTCAGTTTGTGTAGCACCTTCTTTGAAGTCTAATGCAAACGGGGTGCCGTTTTCGTCATTCATCTGTGTGCAAAACTCAGCAAGAATATCTAAGGCAGCGTTTACTTCTGAGTCGCTATCCATTGTATCGTATTGCTGATAACGCTCTAATCTGTTAGGATGTCCTGAATAAACATCAGGCAAATAGCTCGAATAATTTGATCTAGTAGGATTGGCACGACTGTTAGAACTGCCAACAGGACTAGAGTTACCTTGTGTGTTAACGGGTGTAAAATATTTTTTCCAACTCACTATTATTGTCCTTATGCTCTAAACAGATTACCATTGCTGGCTATTAAACTTGCGGTTTTTGCGGTGCTATCAGCAGCTTCACGCATAGCCTTTACAAGAGTTTCTGTCTGTTTATTTAAGGCTTTTAGCTCTCTAGTTAAAATTTCTGACATGTCACTTGTGCCAGGTCCGCCTTTGCTGCCGCTACCTTCAGTAGGGCTCGCAGTGCTTGTAATTGCTGATTTTACCAAGTCACTTGCTGTGGCTAATATACCTTTTTCTGCTGGTGTTGATGCTTCTTTTAATTTTTGTAATTCGACGGTGAGTTTGGAAATTTTAGAGAGGTCAGTGTTTAACAGATTATCCATACTGGTTGTAAATGCCTGAAGCCCTTGTCCAGCTTGCTCTAGTCCTGGTCCTAGGGCTGCGAACTCTTTCATCTTTTCTATTGGGCTTTTAACCCCAAATAATCCGCCCAGTCCATCTGCAAGCCCGCTGACTACTCCACCCACTGATGCCATTACCCCGCCGGCACCAAACACAGCAAGACCTGCACCTAGTGCAGCAACACCTAGTCCTACTGATATTAACGCATCTCCGTCTATTGCTGCAAATGATCCGATTCCTTCAGCTAGTGTGGGTAATGCTTTGCCCATTAACCAAGCAGCGCCTGCAATACCTGCGCCAATTAATACAATAGCTGCTCCGACGGCTGCTGCACCTAATGCAATCATTGGAGCTTGTGGGCCAAGTGATGCTAACGCCATTCCTAATCCTTTAATACCTGATCCTAAACCTTTTAACATGCCACCGCCAAGTGCTCCGCCACCACCGCCGGCACCACTGGCCGCCTTTCCGCCTCCTGACACTGCATCTAATACTTTTCCACCTACACCTTTAGCTACATTAACTGCCATCATGGCTTTTTGTGCAGCATATATTGCAACAACGGCACCAACAATCCCGATTAATCCATAAAATGCAACATTACTTTTACTAACCCATACCACAAACTCAGAAATTCCTTGGATTAATCCATTCATAACAGGCATTAAGAAATCAGTAATCGGAGTTACAAGTTTCTCCATTATTACTTGCCCCATTTCTTGTATGGCTTTTTGAGTCTTAGCCGCAGCTTCTGCTTGTGTACCTTCGGTTTTTTTCTTTTCCATTAATGCATCAATTTCTTCTTTGGTCTTATTGTTTAAAAGATTTGCGGTAACACCCATTGCTTGAAATGCATCTGCTAACGGTCCACCTTGACGAATAATTGCAAATCGTTGTTCCGTGCTATATTTTGTAAAATCTTCTTGGGCCGCTTTCATACCTTGGCTAACTGTTTTATTCATATCAGCTGTGCCTTTTGAATTGTCTTTGACCATATCAGCGGATTGATCAATGACACCTGCCATATTACTTGCTGTCCCCATTAGCAATGCTCCTGCTTTGTCTGGAGCAATACCCATAATTTTAGATTGAAATAGGTCAACAGCGCCTTTACCACCAATTGCCAATGCATTAGCCATACCTGCAGTTGCTTTAGCTTTTTGCTTTTCATCCATTGTTGCTAGTTGTGCTTGCCACGCGGCATTTTTGCTAGCGGCTGCTAGTTCGTCTTGTTGTTCTTTTCTAGACTTACCTGTTATTTCAGCAAGACCGTTTAGCTGTTCCATATAATTGGCACTAGCTTGAGTCATTTCGGCTTGGGCGGCTGCATCTCTTTTATTTCGATAACCAGATATACTAATATAGTTTGCCATGTTCTGATTAACTTCTTCTGCAGACATACCTAATGCTAATAAATGAGTACCAGCTTCGCTGCTAATTAATGATTTACTCATTTTAGCAAATGCCATAGCGCCGTCATTAACACTACCACCAAGTTTAGCAAAAGTGTCTGAATTGGTTTTCATTAGATTTGTAAACTGATCTAATGTTAGGTAACTGTTTGATGCTGCCATGCGTAAGTTAGTTAAACTACCGCCAAAATTTACACCAGACTCTGTCATCTGCTGATAACTTCGCATTGACTCTTCTTGGAATTTAGCCAATCGCTGGAAGCCTGAAGCAATATCGCCGATAACTCCGTTTAGCCCGCCTATTCTGCCCAGCACATCGCTAGCTGAACCTAATCCAGAAGTAAGTCCGTCGGTGATGCTGGTGGTAATTTTAAATGCTGAAGTTAGTCCGCCTAGTGCTGCTCCAAATTTAAATGATTCTGAACTTACACTAGTTAGACCTTCGTTGACTTTTTTGATTGTTTTAGGATCAATATTTGCTTTTTCTGCAATTTCAGAAATAGCTTTGCGTTGCTCTTTAGTAGTCGCAAGGGTAGCTTGAAGAAGTAATTTTAAGGTTGCTTCAGTTGCAGCATTTTCTAGGTTAACTTGATCGTTACCTATTTGCCCTGTTACAT